AAACGGATGCCGCCTGTGCGCCCGTGCCGATAACCAGTCGTTCACCTCCTTGCGGTAAAGGCTTTCATAGAAACGGAAGTAGTCTATCTCATACGTTGTCTCCGACGGATTGGTATTGATTGCCGGTTTCTTCCCGTGTTTGCCCGTTGGTTTCACGGCCGGTGCTGCCTGCTGTTTGTTTGGGTAGCGTTGCTCCCAGTATCTTTTTTTCGATGCTCTGCTCATGGTTGTTAATATATTGATGGGTACTGCTTGTTGCCTCCAAATCGCATCTCGCCCGACGTGCCCGCGGGGTCGTCGGTTGGGGGGATGGGTGGCAGTGTCTTGTCGGCCAGCTCGCCGCTATTGAGCTCCTCCAGCCACTTCATGGCCTCGTTGAACCTGCGGGCGGCCACAGCATTCTGCTCCCGCGTATGCCGCTCATACAGCTCATAGATCACTATATCCTTCAGCCGTTTTAACACCGTTCTGTGCCTATCGTTGCCCCTGGCACTGAATATGGCCTCGGCATCGTAGTAGCGGCTCAGGTAGCCTTTCATCAGGTTGATACTCTCCTGAACAATATCGTCCACAACGTCGAAGTTGGGACCCGTAATCTTGTCAATCACCGATATGGTGCTGACCGTTTTTAGCTCCTCTTTGTTCAAGAAACTCATCTTAATAACCTCCTCTTTTACGTTTACCAAATACTGGCGGTGCGTCCTCCTCCCCCGTCAGGTTCACATAGTTCTGCGCCTGAATGATGGCATCGGTCAGTGCGTCGGGGAAGTCAACCGGGAACTTGCTGCCCTTCTCAAAGTTCAGGAGCTGCTCCTTGGCATCGGCCCAGTCGGGGTTCTGCTCCAAATCTTCACTAAAACTTAGAATACCGCTGGTAAGCGCGCCCACCAGCACGGTATCAATCTTAGTGAACTTGTCGGTGATGCTCTTTTGGGGCAGCGGAATAACGTATGATTTGTACCTCCGGGCGGCCATCACTATGGTTTGGCTATACACGGCCTCCTGAGCCACGCTGGCGTCGTAGAAGAACAGCACCGCATCGTTCTGTCGCATCAGCGCGTTGGCGCGGGTGTAGTGGTAGGCCAGCGCCTCGTCGATGGTGGCAGCCTGTCGGCAGAATATGTCTATAACGGTTATCCCCGTTTCATCAACCGCCAGTGTGGCCAATGCCTTGTATGCCGCTGTGGTGGAGTAGGCAAAGTCCCAGTTGCCAATGATGCAGAGGTATTGGCCCAGCTTCTTGGGCTTCACCATTCTGATCATCGCGTCTTTTATACGCTTACCCGTTTTTATGGGGGTGTTGTAGAACTCGTTGCTGAGTGTGGCTCGGTCGTTTTTGTACTGCTCTATCTTGCGAATGCACTCCTCACGGGTGGTGCGCTCTTTCCACGAGGGTTCCCAGTCGTCCGCTTGGGGGTTGGCCTCCACGTGGGTGTAGTACTTGGTGGTCAGGTTCACCAGATAGACTTTGGCGTACTTCTGTGTCAGCACCTGGTTGCGCCTGGTGTCCACCTTGCGGAAGTTGAAGCCCTTTTTGCGTAGCAGAGCTCCCATAATGCCATTCTCCACAAAGTAGTTGTTGTTGATGATGGTTCGCTCGCTGCGCTTGCCGAATGCCCCCTGAATATCGCCCGTAATTTTGTCGGCATACTCATTTACCAACGAGGTGTTGAGCGAACGCTTACGATCCTCCACATCGTCAATGCTCACGTAGTCCAAGCGACTGCCGTAGGCTCGCAATCCGCGTACCGGCTGATCGAGACCCAAAGCCATGAAGTTGCACCTGTCCTTGGTCTCAAACTGCCCCTCGGCCCAACCGCCATACACTTTCTGCTCGCCAAAGTCGCGGATAATCCGGTGGTTGGCCTCGAATTGCACCTGCAGATCTTGCAAGAGAATAATGGCCCTCACCTCGTTGATGCCCACGGTGAGGAAGAATTTGGAAAGGCCGCACTGCTTTAACGCCAACGGGTACCCCAGGTTGGCATGGGTGCTCTTGGCACCACCCCGGAATATTAGGTTGAATAGGGTCATGAACGGCTCGTTGTACAGGTCGCGGTACACGGCATTGTGAAACCAGGCACAGTCGCTGTCGGCCAGGGGTATGGGTGTGTCTTTGCCAAAGTAGTAGTTGAAGAGCTCCCCGTAGTTCTCGGGTTTCAACAGACGCGCTATACGGATTTCCTGCGCCTGCGATGTTTCGCCCACAATATTATCGATGGTGCTACGGCCAATCTCTGCGGTGCGCAGCTTATACCTTTCCAGAAGCTCTCGGTACTCTTTTTTTGTCATACCTGCCGGGTGTGTAGAATAAAGACATATTCTTAAGGTTGGTGGCCGTGAAATTCAGGGGGATGATCTTGTTTTGCCTCAGACTTTTCAGCCCGCTCTTCCCCATCAGGGTGATACGGCCTCCAACTTTCACAATGAAGAACTGCTCATCATACCTCCTGTGCAGGCGCATGGCCTTGTGCTTGAGGTAGCGAAATCGAACGATCCATAATATCTTCTTCAGCTTCGATGAGTATAGCCTCATCCTTAACTTCATCACGATTGCTTTCATATCGAAACAGTTTCGTTAAGTGCCTCGGCGGTCAGCTTCGACAGGATGCTGTCGGTGGCGGCGCGTACCCGCTTGAGCACGTCCAGCGCCTGCTCCTTTTTCTGCTTTCCCTTTGCGTTCTGCACATACCTCGTAAGCTCATCGGTGAGCATCTCGAAGCTCTCGTACATATACGACAGCACCTTTTTCCTGTCGCTCAGCTTCTCGAATGCGCTGGCATACTTGGCCGCCTCGTCGGGCTTGATGGTGGGCTTCTCCCCCTTCTTGAGCGCCATAAAGCTCTCAAGAATGGTCTGCCTGAGCTCGCTAAGCGCAAGCATATTGCTTTGTTTGAGCCGCTCCCAGTCTTCGATCTTGCTCCACCGCTGAATAGTGGATGGGGCCATTCCCGTGATATCGGCGATGGTCTCTACAATGAAACCCTTCAGGTACAGGTCGCGGGCATGTTGGCGTTTTTGGCTAAGAACACTATCGCTAAGTCGTGCCATATACTATGGTATTGATTCGCCCAAATATCGGTATTGGTCAACTCATTCGTAAGAATAGTGGAAACCCTTTCCTATTTATAGGAAACCCTTTCCTACTTTTCCGATAATCTCTTGCATAGAATTTATGTTTGTGGTGCTTATTTATTCACGTAATTTTTGAACCATGGCAAAAAATGAGCGAGAGCTACCCGAGGTATTGGAGATACCATTCGTAATTTGTGACAATACGCTCAACCGAAAGGGTTGGCGTTTGCTGGTAGAGGGAATTGACACCGCCGGTTTTCTCAAAAATCCCGTGTGCTGTGTACAGCACGATACGTGGAGTGTACCCGTAGGTAAATGGAAAGACCTAAAGGTTGAGAATGGTCAACTGACCGGAACCGTGGAGTTTGACCGTAACGACGACGATGCCGTGAAGCTGTACTGGAAGTACAGGGACGGCTTTATGAATGCCGTATCGCTGCACGTAATCCCTTTTACAGAGAGTGAGGAGCCCCAACTGCTTGTTCCGGGGCAGAGATACCCCACCATTGTTACCAGCGAGCTGTTGGAGATTAGCCTGGTTACCGTTCCGGGTCAGAAAAACGCTGTGAAGCTCTGTACGCCCGATGGTCAGGATTACAAGTTGAACCTAATTGTTAAACAAACAGAAACCAAGATGGACGATGTGAAAACCAAGGAGGAATTGGACGCTTTGAAACAAAAGAACGACGAGCTGTCCAAACAGCTATCTGTCATGCAGGAGCTGAACGCCAAACACCTTGTGCAGCTCCACGTGCAGCGCGGCGTGGTGCAGGATGCCGAGGTTGAACACCTCACGCAGCTTGCCGAAAGCAGCTACGAGACCGTAGAGAAGATGCTGAACGTACGCCAACCCGCGGAGCCCGGCAAGGGTGACGATCCCGAAACTGACGGGCAGGCCAAGAAGCTTGCCGAGAGCATTAAGGGCTTTGCGCAGAGCGCAGATGCCGGCAATGCCCAAAAACCCAACGAGCGCGACTCGTGGAACTACCTCGACTGGTTCAGACGCGACCCCGACGGGCTGGCCCTGATGGCCAAGGACGAACCGGAAAAGCACAAGAAGCTTCAGGAAAACTTTATGGCCGAGGCCAAGAAAAAGAACCTGGTAACAGGAATTAATTAACCATTAAAAAACGTTGAAGAATGAAACGATTTATTGCAGTATTACTACTCATCTGTGTGGGAGTTCTGGGTGCGTTTGAGCTGTTTGCCACCGGAACATTTATGTTCGGTGCCATATCGCTTGCAACTACCCCTGTGGTATTGGACACCCAAAAGATTGTGTTCCTCACCTCGCTGAAAGAAGAGTACGACAGGATTGAAACCTGGCTCAACGAGGCCGAGGATTTGAGCATGTTTGTAGAAGATGGGCAGACATTAAGGTTCCCCGAGAGCGCCGCCGACCCGGCTGTGTACAAGAATAAGACTAACGACGTGGGTAGCGTTGAGCCTTTTGAAACCATCCACGATGTTTCGCTCGATGTGTACGACAGCCAGAACTACAAGCTGCGTAACATTTACCTTCACGCTCTGCCTTTTGAAAAAATTCAGCATTACACCCGTAAGAGTGCCGATGCTATTATCAAACAGGAGATTGCCGATGCGGCCTACGCCTTTGCTCCGGCCACTGAAGGAACCAGAAGACTGGTAATTCCAACCACCGGCCCCGTGATGGGCGGCTTCAAGTCCATGACCCTTGACGACGTGATTGTACTGGCCATGGCGTGTGATAAGAACGAGTATCCCGACGGGCGTAACCTGGTGTTGCCATCGGATATGTGGTGGCAGCTGGTCAACAACAACGAGATACTGAAAGGTCAGCTAAAGAACCAGGCCCAAACGGGGGTGATTGACCCACGGGTGGTTGAGTTCTACGGCTTCAAGATTCACAAGTCGCTGGGCGATAAGTTGGGCTTGGGCTGGGATATTGACGGGGCAGAGAAGAGTGAACAGGGCGCAGCCTATGTAGGCGATGTGGTTCCGGCTGCCGTGATGTTCTGCCGCAATCAGGTGTTCCGTGCGGGCGGGAACATGGAGATGTTCTATAAGGATAAGAGTACCAACCCCACAGGCAGGGCCTACGAGTTTGGCTTCCAGCACCGGTTTAAGGCCGACTTCCAGATGAGCAGCCAGCGTTACAGCGCACTGGTGTACGCCATGCCCGACCCCGACGGTGGTAGCGTATCGGTTGACGGTGTGGCATTGGCCATGATTAAGCTGATGCGGGGCACCAATATTATCAGCTCCGTGGGAACAGATACTAATCACCATAAAGTGACCTTCTCCATTCAGTACCCGGACGAGATTGACGATAGGCTGACCGACTACCTGGAGGACGTGCTTATTGAATTTGGCAGCGATGATATACCCAAACTAACCGTTGGGCTGACGAAGAACTCAGCTGCGGTGGGTACTACATTTGTCATAGCCGCCAAAACCACAAAGGTGTACCTGAGCACGATCCTGAAGGGCTTAGTGGCCACCACGGCAGTACGCGGCAGCATTGTGGACGCTGCCGGCGATACCGATGTGTACGTGCTTACCATTGCGCCCGAAGGCAACCTGTACAAGGACGACATCACCATTAAGTCGGTGGTGAGCCGCAATGCGATTACGTTTGAGGGTGCCCGCATACTTGGCACCACCGTGGCATCGGTTGATATTGACTTATCCTAAACATGCTTCGTAGGCGCATATACCAAGCCATAGCACGGCAGCTTAGGGACTCCCTGCCCGGCCTGCAGTTCATTGATCTGCAGAAAGGGCAGGTGGCCCGGGCCGCCGAGAGCTACCCCCTACCACTACCCGCAGCACTGGTTGAATTCCGTGAAGTAACGTGGAGCAACACCGGGGGGCCGCAGCTTGGCAATGCTGTTGTGGGCATACATCTCTACGTCGAACATGTGTCCGATACCTTTGAGGGTGGCGAGCAGCATGGTGAGGCGGTGAAGGACCTGGATATTCAGGACGAGGTATTCAGCGCGCTCCACGGATTTGCCACCAACGACATGAGCCCCCTAAAGAGGGTGGCCGATGCGCCGCCGGTGTATGCCGACAGGTATGTGGCCTACAGGGTGGACTTTGAGTGTACCATCTTTCAGGAGCGTTCAGGAGAGACCATGAGCGCACCAAAACCGAATGTGAACATAAAACTAAAAGAAAATGAGTGAAACCAAGAAACAACCTCAAAAACCAAAGGGAGCTGCTGCAAAAAGCAAGGCTGTTAAACCCACACCTGCCAAGCCTGAGCCAACTGCTACGCAGTTTGCAACGCCCCAACCCGAAACCGACGAACAGGTGGCCCAAAGGCTGATGAACGATCGGGGGCTGGGGGTGATTTACCAAGTGGGTAAGTACTTCTTCAGCGATCTGCAGTACGCCGAGCAGAGCTACAAGCGGCAGGGGTTGCAAATTAAAACCTACAAGAAATAATGGCACTACCAAATGTAAATATCACAGTACGCCGCGACGGGCTGGGGCAGGTGGATTTTTCCAGCGACGGGATCATGGGGTTAGTCCTCACCGGAATTGCGGTTGATGAGAAAGTAGCACTTGGTAAGGCGTATGCCATTCATAGCCTTGCCGATGCCGAGAAGCTGGGCATACAGCCATACGAGCTGCCACTGGCAGAAACGCCCGTGAAGCACGGCAACTACGATGCCTGGGTTCAAATACGCGACTTCTACAACGAGGCCGGCGATGGAACCAAGCTGTGGATTATCGTTAGCAACGAGGGTAAGATGAGCACCAACGTTACCGGCGGAGGATTGACCCCTTGCGCCTTGGAGGTGCTTGTCACCAAGGCTAACGGTGAGATTGCCGTGGTGGGGATTACCCCCGGAGGGAACCAGGACTCAACTGTACTGGACGGCTTGAACGATGATGTGTGGACTGCCATGACAGCCGCACAGGTTGTGGCAAACAACTACCAGGAGAGCATCATGCCGTTCAGCGTGGTGATCCCCGGGTTGGGCTTCTCCGGTGTTGCCGATGCAACGAAAGACCTGAAGTCCATGAGCAATCACCGCATTAGCGTTCTGCTGGCTGCTCCCGAAGACGACGGCGTGGCAGGTATTGGTCAGGTCATTGGCCGCCTGGCGGCCATACCCGTGCAGCGCAAGATTAGCCGGGTGAAGGATGGCGCTTTGGCCAATTTGGCCGGCTACCTAACCGACAAGGCCGTGGTGGAGTACCGCGACGGCGACCTGAATACCCTGCACGACAAGGGGTATATTGTGTATCGTACTTTCCAGGGCAAGAGCGGCTATTTCTATAGCGGCGACCCCACGGCAACCGGTGCCACCGACGACCTGAATACCATATCGCGAAACCGCATTATTGACAAGGTTCTTAAAATTACCTACAACACTTACATTGAGGAGGTGGACGACGAGGTACCCATTACCGATGACGGCAAGATAGAACCCGCCGTATGCGCTTCGCTGCAAGAGAAGGTGGAGAGACAGGTACGGGGCAATACTGTGGGCGAGGTTTCGCAATTCAGCGCATACATCGACCCCAATCAGAACATACTATCGGGCGCACCTGTGGAGGTGGTGCTCGACATACTGCCAGTGGGCTACCTGAGCAATATTCGGGTGTCGCTGGGATTTATTAACCCATTTTCAACCTAAATTACAGAGATATGCAACCAGCATGGGAAGATTATAAATGTTTCATGGGCGGGCGGTTTGTTACGGGTATCCGTGGCTTCAGCTACGGCGTGAGCCAGAACAAGGAGTTCATCTACGGCGAGGGAAGCGATCCCCTGGGGATAGGACGCGGGAACCGTGAGCCAAAGGCTGAGATTAAGCTGCTGCAAAGCGAGCTCGAGGCCATTATCCTGAGCGGAGGCGATCCAACTTCCATCCCGGCGTTCACCATTGTGCACAGCTACGTGCGAAAGGGTACCGTGGCCATCATCACCGACGTGATTGAGGGCGTGGAGATACAGGAGTGGGAGAAAGCCATGGCCCAGGGGGATACCTTTATGGAGGTAACCCTGCCGTGTATTTGTCTTAAAGTTACGCCCAACGCGGCAGCCGCATGGGTGAAAAAGAATTTCAACGCTAATTTGCAGTAGCTATGGCTAAGGAGATAAACCTAAGAGGAGAGCCCGGGGGTGTGGATATTACGCCCGCCTCCGGGCATGGTGTTACACCCGACCGGATAGCAGCATGGAAGAAGCTGCACGGCGATGTGTACGAGATTACCGTTGACGGGCATACGGGCTATGTGCGGGGATTTGACCGCAATACCATGAAGTTCGCCCTATCGCAGCTTAAATTCAAACTCGGGGCCGATAGCACGGCTGAGGTATCTGTGGAGAAGATGATAGAGTTGGGCGAGATAGGTCTGAAGAACTGCTGGCTGGGTGGCGACGAGGAGATAAAGAACAACGACCGCCTGTTTATGGCCGCAGCCCTACAGGTGGGTGAGCTCTTTGAGATAGCCGAGACAGCGCTAAAAAAGCTCTAGCCGACGCGCTCGACCGCGCCCAGAATAACTGGATAGGCCTCTACGACACCGCCTGCCAGTACTATCTCAACAAGGACACGTCGGCGTTAAGCGATGAGCACTGGGCGCAAACCATAGCACAGCTGGTGTGGCTGAGAAAGGACGAGGCAAGGCACAATAATAATTTTGACCTGTGAGCAACGTAGTAGAGTTTATATACAAACTTCAGGATAGGGTATCCGATGCGCTCAAGAAAATGGAGGAAAACTCCAAGCGTGTGCATGACCAAATGGAACGTGCTAAAGCGCAAACCGGCAAGCTTGAAAGCACGCTTGGCAAGGTTGCCGGGCGTTACCTCTCATTTGCGGCGGTAGTTATGGGTGGTCGTGCCATAGCCAAACTGGGTATGGATATGGAGGCCACCAAGGCCAAGTTTGAGGTGCTGCTGGGATCGGTGGAAAGAGGCAATAAGGTTTTCACCGAAGTGAATGAGATGGCCAAGCTTACCCCCTTCACCACATCCGATGTGGTGGGTGCCAGCGAACAGCTGCTCGCCTTCAACTACGATGCCGAAAAGTTGATGCCCACCCTGCGCATGCTGGGCGATGTGGCCATGGGCGATGCCCAAAAGCTGTCGGGCCTTACCACGGCATTTGCCAAGGTGAGCAGCACGGGCAAGCTCACCGCCCGCGAGCTGATGCAGATGGTCTATCAGGGGTTCAACCCGCTGGTAGTAATGAGCGAAAAAACGGGCAAGAGCATGGAAACGCTCAACGAGGAGATGGCCCGCGGGCAGATAACCTTTGCCATGGTGGAGGATGCCTTTCGTACCGCCACATCGGAGGGTGGCCGCTTCCACGGCATGATGGATAAGATGGGCGAAACGGGCAGGGGTAAACTTAACACCCTAATGGGTGCCCTGCAGATAAAACTGGCCGAGCTGGGCGAAAAGATGATCCCTTACCTAAATAAGGTGTTGGACTTTGGGCTAAAACTGGTGGACAACTTCGACCGCATTGCCAAGGTGATTTGGCAGGCTTTAATTCCGGTAAGGGCGTTTTTTAACGGTATTGCAACGCTATTCCAATTTTTTAAAGAGAATGGGGCCATTTTGGCCCTAACCGCAACGCTGCTGGTATCCATAAAGCTGGCCATGCTGCAGGCATCGCTGGCAGCCAAGGGGCTGTCCATAGGGAGTATGCTGGCTTCAAAAGCTTTCCAAATTCTTAACGCCACCATGTTAAAAAATCCTTTCACAGCGGTACTGGTAGGCATAACCCTGCTGGTAGGTGCGCTGGTAATGATGAGAAAAAGGACAAAAGAGGCAAACTCTGCCCTAGGTGAAATAAACAGGACTGCTGCAAGTTATGAGGCAGATGAGAGGAGTAGGCTTAATAGAATTTTTGATGCTCTGAAAAGAACAAATCCTCAAAGCGAAGAACGCAATAAACTCATAAAACAACTCAAAGAAATGTATCCAGGCCTCATTGATAAAATGGAGCTTGAAAAAGCTGGTTTGGATGATCTTGAGATTGCATACAAAAATTTATCAGACTCCATAGCCGAAAGAGCAAGGAAAAGAGCTTATGAGGATATCCTAACCCAACTGGAAGCCAAAGAAATTGAGTTTGCAATAAAAAACAAGGAATCCCTTGAACTGGCAAAGAAAATGGGAGGCCTAAGGCCCGGTGAATCAAGAAAGGATGCAATTAAACGTACCGCAAAGTCTCAAGGTGTGTCTGAGAAGGAGGTAAAAAAAGCCTTAGAAATTGAATTTGATCTTTTTAAAATTAGATCGGATATAAGAGATGTAAAAATAGCTGCAGATAAGTTTTATGCTCCTGTCGTTACAAATTCGGATTTAGAAAATGCTGCCTCAGTATCCGGTTTAACCGGCGCCGGCTCGCGCCCCACCAATATCACCATCAACCTGCGAAACTTAATAGAGTACCTGAATATGTACCCCCAAACAGTGCGCGAGGGGGTGAGCGATATGGAGAACCAGCTAATTGAGGGATTGCTAAGAGTAGTTAACAGTGCCAATAGAATTGCCGCGCGATGAATAAGATAGACCTGAAAGAGATATTTGGAGTAACATGGGGGTTTATAGGGCTTCCGTTCCCCGAGATGATTATACGTGGCTTCCCTGTTCGGCGCAAAGGCGATTTCAGGGGCGAGGAGTTCACCTACCCCGAACCCGTGCAGCAGGCGGTGATTAGCGAGAAGGGAGTGGCCTACTGGGGTGCCAATATGCAGGGACGGCGGATGTTCATGCCCATCTGGTTGAGCGCAGTGGACAACAACGCGTTGGCGTACCTGCTGCCCAACACCATGATGTCGCTCTCGGTGAGAGCCAACATCGTCACCACCCGGCTGGTGAACCGGCACGGAACGGTAAAGGAGGAGATATCGGACGACGACTGGGAGATACGCATCAAGGGGGTACTCATCGGCGAGGGGAACAACTACCCCGAGGAGGAGATGCAGCGCCTGGTTGATTGGCGAAACCA